CTTTTCTTGTTCTAAGCTACAACCTTTAATAGTAACAGTTAATTAAATACTACCACTTAATTAAGCAAGCAAACGCAAGCAAACGCAAGCAAACGCAAGCAAACAACCACACTACAATCACACACAATCACAACTAACAACCACATTAAGGATTCACTAAAATGACAAACTTAAATACTTTTAACCAAAACGCTACAATTTACTACAATCTCAACGCTTTTGAAAAGCCCCGGCTTAAAACGCTATCTCAATTTACAATCACCGATTTTTCCACCCTTGCGGAATACGTTGCTACAAACTGTTATTCTACTAGCTTACTCTATTTACCGCCCGAAAAATCCGCCTTGCTTAACTTACTTAATTCAATCGATTCAACGCAAGCAGACAAGGCAATCGACGCCGCCGATAAAATCCGCTCTGGCTTTACCGCCGTTTTGCAACACTTGCCCCGCTTAACTATTATCGACTACATTAAATTGCTTGCAGATTCTGCCGCTGCTGGCGCAATCGATACTCAATTAAGCGAAAACTGGCAAGCCGCCCCGGATATTCTATCGAACTTAATTGACAAGCTAACCACCGAAACGGCTAACAAAAGCTTACGAATCAAGCAGTTTGAGGCAGAACAAAGAGCCCGATTGCATGCGCGCGCCGAGCGTCGAGCCAGCTTAGCAGAAAGAGAGTTAATCGAGCGGCGCAAACAGCGAGTCAAGCGGGTTCAAGCACAAAAAACTAACTTGAAAATGTTCATTAAAGCACTTTCTGTTGAAGCTGATGAAGCTAGTTTTTCCCAGAAGGTGCTTAAGATGGCAGACTTAATTGACAACGACCTTGACCTATGATTCACTTGCTTCGCGTCGTTCATCATAAATAAGCACCTACTTAACTTAGCCGAAGGCAATTAACTCTCAGATTTGCACTCAATTTAGACGGAAAATTTTTGTCTAGAATGGGTGCAAATTTTTGTCTAACTTTGAAGTTACTAGGGGCTGTTCAGTCGGTAATTAGGTTATTTTTTGCTCAAGGTATTCAAAATCCGAGTACATTGATCAACTTTTAACTTAATTACCGACTGGACGCGCGTTACGATTTTTCTTATGAAGTGGTTTTTTGAGCTCAATTAACACTTTTTTCTTGACAGCCTGCGGCGAGCAACTCGCCTTCGGCATAGTGGCTTAATTAACATCGGCTTCAACATAGCTTAACGACTTAATTAACATCGGCCGCAAGGCCGCTTAAACAAAAGGATAACCAAATGCCCATTTCACTAGCTGACTTAATTGCCTCAGCCTCACTTCAATCGGCTCTGGCGCAAGCGCCTTCACCGTTGAAACAAGCTAACTTAATTGACACTGATGCACAAGCAACGCCTTCGGCAACTTCAGAATTTAATTGTCTTAACAATGCTCTCGATGCAAGCCAGCAATCAGCGGTGCGCAACATCTGCTCGAGTCAATTAAGTATCCTAACCGGAGCCGCCGGCACTGGGAAGACATTTACATTGAAGGCTGTTTTGCAGCAATTGTTGCTTAACTTTGATGCCTCAAGCATCTTCCTCTGCGCTTTCACAGGAAAGGCGGTGCTTAACATCATCAAGTCAATTAAGTCAGACCCGGCCCTAGCGCCCTTCATTCCCCAGTGCCTGACCTTACATAAGTGGCTTCAATTTGTGCCTGAGTCAATTGAGATACCAGACCCAAGCAAGCCCTGCGGGTACCGCCTAAGCCGCCGATTCGTTCCGACCTTTAATGCAGCAAACAAGCGAATTGACACCAAGGTGTTAATCATCGACGAAGTTTCAATGGTATCTAACGAACTTATGCTCCAAACCCTCGCAGCCCTTGACCTGCACAGCCTGCATAAGTTAATTCTCGTTGGCGATATCAACCAGCTTCAGCCAGTCATCGGCAAGACAAGCCTAGCTTACTTCGGGGCGCACTCCGGCTGCTCCCTCAATTATCTTACCACTGTGCACCGGCAAGCTGATGGGAATGACATCGTCCAAGCAGCTCACCTCTTCAAGTCAGCCAATCTACTTGCCCTGCAACAGGCCATCAAAGCTAAGGAGTTCAAGAACGTCAAGTTCATCAAGGCCGAAAACTACCTTGACCTCTATCGGATTATTGAGTTAATTAACGAGAAATACCATCTGCGCTTCAATGAACAAGAGGACTGCATTATCACCCCGACTAACGTTGGAGCTACTGGACAAGAGATTCTCAATCAGCGGCTCAACAAATATCTCGGTGTAACTAAGCAAGCAGTGCTTTGCGGCGTGGCAATTAAGTTATTCGGCGTCGGCGACAACGTGATGTTCACAAAGAATAATTACGAAGACGGCTACATTAACGGAACAACGGGCCGCATAATTGAGATGCAACTTAATGAAGACGTGGTGCCTGGTGGCACAGGAGCCTTTGGCACAACACAGCAGCAAGATACTTTGCGAAGCGAAGCACAGCTCAGCCCCGATGAACTCGACAACTTAATTGAGCAGTCAGCCCAACAGAGCGCCTCGTCAGAGGATTCACAAAACAGCGCTGATGATGAAGGCTTCTTCTCAAAGAAAGCTAGTCATACTTTAACTATAGAGTTCATTGACATCTATGGCACTTTGCGGCAGATTAACTTAAGCACCATAGGCGAGATAAGTAACTTGCTCCTCGCCAACGCCATCACCTGCTACAAAGCGCAAGGCTCAACGTACAAGCGGTGCATCATCAACTTACTTGACTGGAAAAACGGCAACTCAATTAACAACGAATACGCCTACACCGCCTTGACTCGGGCTTCTGACTTTGCTTGGGTAATTTACAACAAGAGTGGCTTAGCCAAGCTCAAAAACCGCCAGCTGCCCGGCTCTTCGGATAAGGAGAAAATTGAGAATCTTATCTCAAGTAACAGCGACAGCGAAACCGCCACTTACATTGAGGACTTCCTTAACAGGTGGCTTCGAGGAGCGCCAGCTTGCCAGCTTGCCAGCTTGCCAGCAAATATAAACAACACAATCAAGTAACACAGTACAAACAAGCACCAGCAGGCGCTGCACTGAAAGGACATTGAAATGAACAACACAATTAGCACCCCGTGTGCAACGCACACTCAGAAAGTACTCCACGTTGAAAGCGGGGCCGAACTTTTGAAGTTAATTAAGTCGGACTCTCAATTAGCACAGGCAGATGTAATCCGGCTAGTGGAGAAAGCCAACGGCTTCTACGCCGCAATTCCACTAGCTGACTTACTTGACGCATCCACATCAATTAAGTTGCAGCAAAGCCCCAAGAAGCTCTGTTTCACTGGCCGCGCCAAGTTAAGCTACATCTTCGAAGCCGCCCAGCTGAAGAACCTCAATCAGGTTCTAGAGTTCCTTAGCTACTCCTTACAGGACATCACAATTAAAGCGATGAACACAAACAGCTACGAAGGTATAATTGTCTTGGGCGAACTCACCGTGGCCGGCGAACATCAGAACTTTCCATTAACTTCCAGCGCCCTACGCCGCAAAGTCATAACAGAGCAGCTTGACTTCCTGCCCTTCGCGATGTTCAATGCAGCTCGTCGCAACCCACTTGACGGTTCTTTTCAGAACTTAATTAAGTGGAATTCGGGAATGAGCTTCGAGCAGCAGGCAGCGAGCCCGCTTGGGACTTTGGACTTAATTATGTTGGAATACAGCGAAACCACCTTACGAGCTGTATTGCGCCAGCGTAACTGGGAGGGCTTTGTCTTCTATGACTCAAGTAGCTCTTTCATCCCAAGCAAGCGCACAAGCCGCGTCGCGGCCCTGAAGTTCCCTGTGTTCATTCCGGCTCAAGTAACTTCATTCGCCTACAACTACACAACGAGGGGCCGAATCATAACTCAAGTAACTTGTTGCACTGCCGAAACCGTACTGCCAGATGGGACTACATTGCCTTCGAAGCGTGTAATCCTCGGCTCTGGAATCGACGACTTAATGCGCAGTAAGCTCGAAGCCGGTTTTCGAGTTGAACTCTTAATTAAGTGCGAACATGTTAATCGAGATGGCAACTTAATTAAACCGGTAATCGCCAGCAAGACTTACTTAGCTGAAGCTAAGGCAAGTGGTTACGAATAACGAATCCAGACCTGCTACAAAGTAACTCCTACAACGCAACGCAATTAATAGCAAACGTGGCTAAAACCACCATCACTGAAAGGACAATTAAGATGACAACAATAACTAGATATTCCAAGCAACAAAAACGGTCAAGTCAAGCAACTTCCAAGTCAAGCAAGTTCACCCAGCGGAAAGCCGCCCCAAATTCCGTCAGACTAGCCGAAGAAGTTAAAGCATACAGGAAAGCTAAGCTGGCCTTTCGCGTCTATGCTTCAATGGGCGATTTTGCCAAGGCACTCAAGGAACTTATGAAACTCAATGAAATCACTCGCTTCTCCGTGCACCCAGTTATCACAGGCAGCGGCCCAGAGGGTGCTTGCTTCAGTAAGTACCCAGCTAGATGGACTCAAGGAATGCTCAAGCTGATTCCGGCGAAAGAGTTAATTAACTTCCGGCTCGAGCACGGCTCTAAAATCTGCTTCGGGAACCTCAAGATAATTGACTCTCACCTGAAACAGCGGCGCCACAAAGTTGTTTACAACTTAATTGCCTCGGAGAAACTCAAGGTAACTCGAAGGGAGCTTAGCCACTACATTCACGAGTGCCTTGCACAACAGCCCTATAGCTACCACCTTTGCTTATTCTCTGATTGGGGTATTCAAGTTAATTGGGTTGAGCAGAAGCTAATCAGATACAGCGAAGCCGCAGGCGAGGCCGCCGATGCCAATTAAGTTAAAAGAAGTTAAGCGACATATCAAGTTAATTGAGCGTCGCCAAGAACAACCCTTTAAGATAGTTGTAACATTCAGTCGCAATGGACTTATAACGCGGCAGGAAGTTCATTCAGTCAAAGATTTTGTTTACTTATACTTTGACTTGATGTATAATAACAACGGAATAATAAACCTTTACATAGAGGAAACAGACAAAGATGATTAGCTTAAACGAATTACTTAACACACTGCCAGCTGGTGGCCCAGCTGCACAAGTGCCTAACACATCATTAAATACTGTAGTTAAGCAAGATGAGCCTGTGGCTCCGACCGCAAAACAGGAAGTCAATTTATTAAGTGCACCACTTAGTGCCGTCCAAGCAGCTCAGGTGTGGTCAACCGACCTCACGGCGCTGGCCAACTTCGAGGACTCAATTGACTATATGAACCGCATTGAAGCGATGCCGCCATTGGCTGACTTAATTGACCTCTACTCCAAGGAAGCGGCCGACGCAGCCCTGCAACTTAACAGTGAGCAAAGCGAACTATTATCCTTGGTTCACAATGAACTTGGCAAGATAGAAGAGTCCATTGACTTGAAGCAAATTGACACCACAGTAAGTGCCATAATGGAGCGGCTTCAGGAGAATCCCGAGGTTCTGAACTGCGTTCAACCTAAGGATATGCGTATCTTAATTAACTCATTCGACCGCTTGTACGCCACGAAGTCGGCAGTTAGCTCAGCGCGTAAAGAAAAAGCGGCTGAAAAACGGAGCAACAAAGCTAAACAACTTGCATTTTTGGAGGACCTAGACAATGAACTCGACATCTAATCAGACACTCAAGCTAAGCGCAATAGGAGAAAACAACTTAATGGACTATTGTGGCGCCACGCTGATTCCGGTAATTGAGCACCACATAGCAAGCAACCCCGGTGCCCAGCGCCTTTACGTCGAAGTTGCTTTAAGCCACTATTATGCACTAAGCACGATTGACGCGATAAAGCAATATATCAACAAGCACCTAAGCAACACAATCGGCTGGCGAATCAAAGCCATTGACTACCGCGAGGCCGCTTTTCTGCTCTCACTGTTAATTATGCCGGTTGAAGTCAAGCAAGCTTCAAAGGGAGAAACAAACTTAATTAAAGCGAAAAGTCAATTAGCAGAATACAAGAAAGCAACAGCAGTTGGCTCACATAGTAGCCTTACGGCTACCTGTTGGCGGTGGTGCAACAAGGTAATTAACATCAATGGCTCCTTTGCCACCTTGGAACACAAGCTTCTTACAGCAGTCAATGAGGCCGATGCCGATGGCTTTGTGGCAATTAACTGCACCTGCTTAATTGACCCCGCAATTTGGCCCTCGGCTCCGGAGGCCCAGCCCAAGCTCGAGCGTCAATTTAGAATTGAACTTAATCGAGCGGTCAGAAAAACGCCCCTGAAGTATGCTCGCTTACAGCTCATCAAGGAGAATCACGTAATCATGTTTTCATTAACTCCAAGAGTTCGTTGGGTCAAGTGCTTGGTTTGTGGCGAATTGAAACCTCAGGAAGATTTCGGGCCGGCTAAGACCATATGTCTTAATTGCCTTGAAATAATGGAGGCTTCTGAATGAGCGACGCAAATGAAAGCAAAGCAAGCGAAGCGAGCAGAAATGCCATCTCAATTAGCTACTCTTCCTTAGGTAGCTTCGGGAGCTGCCCGATGCGCTTTGTCCTGACCAAGTGTAGTAACTTCGAAGTTCCACGCCACAGCTCAGCCGCCTCGCTAATTGGCACCGCTGTCCACGAAGCATTCCAGTTCTACCTCATCACAAGGAACTTAGATGGAGCAGTCAAGGTGCTTATGTTGAAGTACCCAATTAAGTTGAAGAAAGCGATGCAGGGCAATTACCACTTCCTTACAGCCTACAGCATTTTGAGGGAGCTTGTTAATTGGTTCGAGAACAGCAACTACGACTTACTTTACATCAACGAGAAACCGGCCATTGAGTTCAAGGTTGACACCACATACTTAATTGCGCACACCAATGAATGCAAAAACGGCGTGGCGCCAGCCCCTAGAAAGGTTACCCTTGATAAAGTCAATTATATCGGTTTTATAGACGCGGTCTTCATTGACCGCTCAACCGGCGAAATCATAGTATGCGACATTAAGACTTCGTCAACTACCAGCTCTGAGGAGGAAGAGATAAGTAAGTATGCCCTGAGCCCGCAAACTGTTGAATACGTAACTAACATATTGAACTTACTTGGGTTCGACCAGCAGGAGTCGACCTCGCTTATCTCAAGCATTAAGGTCCTCTACTTAATCTGCCGGTTCAAAGGAACCGAATGTGCAATTAACCCTTTGTTCCTAAGTAAGACTCCAGAGTGCGTTGACAACCTGATGAACGGGCTGCGGCAAGTTGTAAGGTTAATTGAGTCAAACGGCCTAAGCACGGCGGCCTATTACAAAAGCGGCAATTGTGTTTCCTACGGAAACCGGTGCCCGTTTTTCGAGTGGTGTCAATCAGGTGCGGAATGTCAATTAACTCTTCAACAAGCCGAGGACCCGAGGAAAGCCTACAGCACCAAGAAGATATATAAGGTACTTGGAGTATAACAAGTGGCAAAGCCACAATAGAATGATACGTAAGTATAAACGAAGTGAGTTAAAATGAAATTGAGTGAATATCTTAATAAGAAACCAGTCATAAAAGTCCTTTGCTTTGGCGAGGGCAAGACCGGTAAGACAACATTTGTTACTGATGTGTTCAACTTAATTGACAAAGGTTACCACATCATCTACATTGACTGCGACAAGTCAATGAACATCATCTTCAACCAAGCGGCCAAGTTCAAGCATCTTGATAAAGTCGACTACTTTCAGCTTAGGGACGAGCAGCACATCACAATCTTGCCATTCGTCAATGCCCTGATAAGCAAGTGCGACTTCTACTACAACCAAGATACTGGAGAGGTGGTCAGCGATGCGCGGCTGCTCAAGAATAGAAGTCAATTTACCTGCATTCACGCAAGCCGCATAGATGAGCATACAATCATAATCCTCGACTCGCTTACCAGCTTCGCGGAAAGTATGTTCAATAAGTTAAGGGAGAAGCAGTTGTATGTAATGGGTAGCTTTGACAAGGATAAGCTCTACAACGGTCAAGTACAGCAGTACTATGGAGTGCTCTCAACGGAGTTCTTTGAGTTCCTTGACAGGCTTAGCAACTTAGCGGCCTCGGTCTTCGTGATTTCACACACCAAAACCGTGGAGCGGAAGAATAAAGCCGGCGAGGTAATTGAGCGGAAAATCTACCCGCTGTCAACTACCATCAATGCCTCAGAGGCGCTAAGCAAGTACTTCGATGAATGTCTGTACTTCTACTCAAGAGCCGGCAAGTATTATGTTTCAGCTCAAGCAACTTCAGAAGTTTGCGGCATTGGAGGGCGGCAGCTCGAGCCCAAAATTTACCAGTCGAGTGAATTAACTCCGAGCATAATCCTTCAGAAGTACAACCACCAACTCGATGAAGCGCCGATTCACGACATCAAGTTAATTGAGTCAGAAACCAGCCCAGAAGCCTCCGGCCCAGCGATTGCACTAACTTCAAACAAGCTAACCTTGTAAATTAAGGGGCTCCTGTGAGCCCCGCAATTATGCACTCAATTAAGTGCACCTCAAATAACATTAATATTAACATTAACCTATAAGTAAAGAAAGGAATTTACTATGAGCAATGAAATCAATTTCTTGGACGTCAACTCTAATGAAGTTAAGGAAGTATCCACTAACTTTGTGTGGCCGAAAGGCGCCTATGCACTTAAATTGGAAGAAGTTAAGCAGGTTGACAATGAAACCAGCAGCCGAATTGTCTTTAACTTCGTAATCGAAGACGCCGCCGATGTTAGCAGCTCAATGGACATCTCCAAGATAATTGGCAAGAAAATGGTTTACAGCCTGCCTATCTTCAACCAGACTCCTGAAGATATCGCCGAAAGTTTGGGCAAAGTAAAATATGCTATCCTGAACTCTGGGGCCAACAAAGAAACTCAAGGAACTTTGATGGACTTAATTAACTCGGCAATCGGCCAGGTTACTTGGCACAAGGTTTTCGAGCAGAATGGTAAAGATGGCGTAACCAGAAACCAGATTGACTGGACTGAGTACAAACCGAAAGCTTAACATTTCACAAAAACAAATCAGGTGGGTGGGCTTGTCCCACCCACTTAACTCCAACCGCATAATCAGGTAATGCAAGATGATTATCTTAAATATCAGCTCACACGATTCAGCTAACCGGATGCTGGGGCAGATGTTAATTAACTCAGCCACAAAATTCGGCCTCCCAAAACCCGCCGTCAAAATCTTAACTGGCACTAATCAGGTTACCAAGTTCATTAACAAAGAAGCACTTTTGGGCCTCAAGGAAACCATCTTCATAACAGATGACATTAAGTATGCGAGCAACCGCAAGAAGCCGCACTTCTGTCAAGGGGAAGTTACTTCACTCGAGGCCGAAAACAGCTTCGTCATTTACTTGAGTTGCAAAGAGATAAGTAGCTTCTTCAACCCAGCTAGCCGCATTCACTATGAGCACATCTGTGAAAAGGCTGTGTTACTTAACTACCACCTCCTCCCGCAGTTCAATTTCATCTACAAGCCAATTTACAGCACGGCCGAATTTCGGGCCTTCGTTGAGTGGTTAAACACAAGTGGCGCCCGCGGCGCCGAGTGGTTAATTGGCTGTGACATTGAAACCAGCAACTCACTTATCACCTGCATCTCATACACCCTAATTAACTTGGCAAACCCAAAAGCCCCGCTAAGTTTCTGTGTGGACTTAATTGAGTATGCCTCAGGAAACCGCCTCGGCGAATCCAACATTCAGGTGTACCTTGAGAAGCTTGTCTTACTTAAAATGTTGCACAGCAACACCGCCATTAGGTTCGTTTTCCACAATGGCACCTATGACAACTCGTACCTAATTAAGTATAGCTGCCCAGCTTGGGCCTATAGATGGGACACGCAGTACCTTTTCTACTCAATGCACTCACTGAGCCGCAAAGCTCTATGGCACGTAAGCAGCTCGGTCAACCCAATGTACAAGTATTGGAAAGAGGAGATTCGAGGAGGTGAGGAAGATGACCTTGATGTTAAGGAAAGCGGAATGCCACATACAGTCGATGGATACAAGCGCTACTTACGCTACTGTGCCCTCGATTCATTCCAGACGCTAACTAACTTGTTCTATATGTTGCAGTTAATTAACTTCCACTACAAGTGGGCGCCCCGAAATTACGGCCAGATTCACCGCTTGAACTTAATCTATATGGAAATGCAATTCCACAGCTTCCCAGTCGACCGCGAGCACTTAACTCAGATTATTCAGGGCAAGTCAATTAAGTCCAATAAGGTAAAAGCTCTCTTCGAATATATCTTCGCTGACGCCCTGCCTAACTTCAACATCAACAGCGTGGCAACGAAGCGGAAAATCTTTTACGACTTACTTAAAGCCACCCCAGTAGGCGGGGCCCTGAGCACGGACGCCGATACCCTAAGCCAGTTAGCTAAGCAGCACCCGTTAATTGAGTGGTTCGCAAACAAGCTCAAGGAATACCAAGAGAACAATAAGTTCGTAAGCGATTTTGGAAAGCTGCTTAACACCACAACAATAAGTTGCAAGCTTAACGCCACAGGCACAATTACCTCGAGAGCCAACGCCAAGGCAACGGACTTCAACAAAGGTCGCAACTTACAGAACATCACGGCCGAAATTCGAGAAGCTTTCGTTGCGCCACAAGGCTACCTAATTGCCGACATCGACTACAGTCAAGCAGATACTTATTTTGTGGCAGCTTCAACGGACGAGAAGATGTTTCAGGTAGTTACTGATGACAGAGATACGCACGCGGTTCACGCAAGTCAGGTATTTGGAATCCCCTACGAAGAGGTGCTGGCGCACAAAGGAGATAAGCACAGCGCCCGAAAACTCGTAAAGCCAATTAGCCACGGCGGCAACTACTTTATGACAGCGAGGACTATGTACACTAGGTTGTTAACGGAAATCGGCACCGCAGGACTTCAGCAGATGGCCGAGCGGCTCGGCCTGCCGAAGCCTAAAGTAACAAAGGACTTCATTAAGTTATGCGAAATCGCCCTGCACAGGTACAGGGCGCAATATCCAAAGTTACTTCACTGGCACTACACCCTCTACGGTGAGCAAACGGCGAACCAAGGGCTCATCTCAACTGCCTTCGGATTTACCACGTGGTTCCCAATTAAGATGGATAAAGAAAAGGTAGATGGAGTTTTGCGCCAGATAGCTGCTTACAAGGGGCAGGGTGGAACAGCTGGATTAATGAACCGCTTCTTAGTCAACACTTACTTCGAGGGCCACTCCCAGGAATTTGACTCAATGGAGTATCCTGAATATGGTAAGTTAATGAAGGAAGCTCTGAAAGCCGGCGACTTCATACCTGTGGTTCAGGTGCACGATTCCATTGTCTTCTTCATTCGTGAGAATAGGCTTCAATTACTAGACATAGTTATGAAGCAGATGATGGCGCCAATTAACTACAATGGCCACCAGTTCCACGTACCGGTTGAATGTGAAGTAGGCCGCTTTTGGTCTAAGCGGTTAATGAGCACATATAAGTTAGGCGACTTCGAAAATTTCGACCTGAGCAAATTACACACTTTAGAAGAAAGGACTTTATAAAATGACGAATATACTGAAAGAAAGATTAGATGATTGCATCAGCACAATACTCAAGTACCCAAATTTATTCGGGGCGGAAATTGACTCATTGAAGTTAATTAGCCAGTATGGCAAAAAGCCGGCCTGGCAAACCAGAGTTATTGATGGTCATATGTTTGAGGTCGTCGAATTAACTTTCGGAATCCCAACTACAGAATATGAAGTCAGACGCATATTCACATGTGATGAAGTTCCAAACTTAATTGACTTCTACAAACTTCAGCAAGAGTGGACTGAAAAATTCGGCTTGATCAAGGAAGTTTACAGATTTGCCAGTGCTGATGATATGCTTAAAATGTGCCAGTACATTAGCCAACGAGGTCTGCGTGGAAGCATAAGCTACTGCTCAGGTGAAGATAATCAAACACCAGCAGTCACCTTAATGGACTTCTACGAATTCCCCGAAGAAGTAAAAGCTATTCATAAAACCACTATACTTTGTCGCGACTGGATAATGGAGCGCGAATATTTGGACGAGGAAATTAGCGAACTTTTAGAAAAGCGCCCGACTTGACAAATTAAAGAAAATGAATTATTATGTAATGGTACCACCAAGCTGGTACATTTGTTTTAACTCAATTAACATAAGAAAGGAAATTAAGATGGCAGAAGTAATTAAGACTGCGGCTCCGATGTGGGCAGATGACTATGATAGCCTCGTTGAGTTGCTTGAGTCCATTGGCGATGGCACTTATGATAGCCAGACTATTGCTCCTGAGTTGTGCCAGATTCCGCCGCACGTAGCTAAGCTGCTGGCTGCTGAGCTGGTAGCTCTTAAACCGACAGTTGCTTAACTCTTAAAGTTAATGTACGGTAAAGTGCGAGGGCGGCCTTCGTGGTTCGCCCTCCATTAAGAAAGGAATATCATTAAGATGCGCATACACAACAAGTTAATTAAGCGCTTCATTGAACTCAACCAATATACAGAAGCTCCTGAGCTTTTCCTTGTATGGAGCTTACTTGGGATAGCATCTGCTTGTGCCGCTCGGGAAGTTTCGTTTCAATTAGGCGACACGACAATTTGGCCCAATCAGATGATACTCTTAGTTGGCAACGCCGGAGTCAGAAAGTCAACGGTGATAAATACAATAAGGCCGCTAATTCCCAGCTATGTTACTTTAGCCCCCAATGAACTTGAGGCCGGAAGTAACGGCTTGGTTCAATTTATGGCCGGTATCACCAATGTTCAGCAGAAGCGCCTCGAGAAGAAGTTACTTAAGTATGAGCACATAGTACCAGAAGATGATATAAGCGACCTGTTAAATTCAGACACAAGTAACATAGAATGTAAAGTAAGAAGCAAAAATTTCAGCACCCCATTGATATTAAATAGTGAATTTAGTACATTTGCGGGAACTGGCTCGTTTAAGTTATTCACAACCCTAAGCCACTTATGGGACGGTTCAGATTACAATAGACAAGGAATAGAAATTAAAGAACCCTTAATTAACATCTTATCAGCTATAACTCCAGCAACTCTGGCCAAAATTTTGCCGCCTGAGCAAATGGAGCAGGGCTTCGTAAGTAGGTGCATTTTTGTATACGGAGCTAAGGAAAAGCAGATTCCACGACCAAGATTCTTCACGCCTGATAAAATGCCAGAGTTAATTGACGCCTTCAAGAACATTGAGTTCATATATCGCAACACGACATTTGATGAAACACCAGAAGCAGCAGAATTTTTAGATAACCTCTATATGTTAAATAAGCAAGTTAAGGATTTCCGCTTCACGTATTACAACGCGCGGCGACATATACACTTAATTAAGACGGCAATGTCAATCGCCATCTTATCAAACAGCACTACATTAACAAAAGAAATCTATGAAGATGCTGATGAGATTTTGAGCACAACGGAGGTGCTAATGCCTGAGGCACTTGGTGAATATGGTTTGAGTAAATTGAGTGAAGCCAAGCAGAAGCTGCTTGATTACATCAGGCAGTCAGAGGCCCCAATTACCTATACAGAACTTAGCCGCCTCGCAGCTAAGGATATGCGGGACGCTGACTTCAGTGCCATTTTGCAGGGCTTTGTCAATGAGAAGAAAGTATTTACTTGGGTTGGTGCCAACAATGTGCGCTTCTACTCGACGGCCAAATCTTCGATGAATCTTCAATGAACTTAGGAAAGGCAATTAACTATGGGAATAGATAAGCGGCGCTTAATTATAAGCGCCATAACCAAACGAATCCAAACCCACTGGCCGGAGCTCAAAATTTCGCAGGGCACAATTTACTTGTACTACTTAATTGAGGGCTGGTCGGACATTCTGTATACAGATACCACTGGAAACCAGACCATTGGGTTGGGGCATAAATTAACAGCAGAAGACAAATTGCGGCTTGAAAAAGGCCTGCAACTCGGCCGCGAGCAACTTGTCTGCTGGGCCGCTAATGATATTGTGAAGTCAATTAACTTGGCAGAATCGCAGCCCGAGTACAAGAGCAAGGTCATTAGGCCAGTCTTCGGCTACTTGATATTCAACTTAGGGCACTATGGATTTTCGAAGTTCGTTAACTTCCGAGCCGCGGCCCGCAAATTTCAGGAAATGATGACAGATGTTAATGCACTTAAAATGCTCAATGAACTCGCAGACTCAAAATGGGCCACGCAAGTTCCTCGGGCTTTGCGCATCATCTCGAATTATGTGCTAAGGGGTGAGGTAACAGCTAATTATCTCGATGAAGCGGACTACCACTTCAAAGGTGAGAAGATTCACCTGAATCTTCGAGAGGCCACTTTTCGAGAGCCAAGCTACTTTAACCTGCCAGAACATCACTCCTAAATTAAATCGTATCAGCCTATGGCAGATTAAAGCAGTAAAAGAAAGGGTGGAATCAATTAAGATTCCACCCTATTTTTGTAATCTAATTTTATCCTCCTTTCAATTTAATTGCCACAAGGCACCATCTCTGCGCCGCAAGGCACTAGTCCTCAAGTGGCTCGAACAAGTCCCTGTAGGCTTCATAGGAAGAAGCGCTCATTAACTTCTGCATATCATTAAACGCCGCAACACTGTCCTGCGAGCCAAGCAACTCAATCTGCCTATCAACCTTAGTCATAGTAGCAGCATTATACTGCGCCTGCGCCCAAGGTATAAAGGCGTCAAGTGAGCCACCAGACTTAATGTAGCCCTCGAATGCTTTGGTAATTAAGTCGGTATCAATTTGCACGTTACCTGACCGCAAGAACCTAAAGCCGGCCTTAAAGGCTTTTCGAAGGTCATTAAGTTTTTCTTGGTTAATTGCGTCCCTAGCCCGCATTCGGGATTCGAGGCGCCAATTTTCTGCTTGCTCAATTGAGTTGAAACCAAGTGCAGTAACTAGGCTGTTAATCCGCTGGATATTTCCATTGCGGTCAACTGAGTAAGTAAACTCATTCCCGTTCTCATCATACATTTGGTTGCCCAATTTAGCGAAAGCTCTAATTGACGACACCGGCGAATACTGGCTAATTAACTCTTGAAGCCGATGGGCGCTCAGGCCAACTTCGCTCTTCATTGCCCCATACATATCTTTAACCAAATTAACAGAATCATCAAGCATTGACACAACAGGGCTAATGTCCTGTAATGTGAATGAACCATTAATTGGCAGGAAGCCTCCAGTAACAGGGTCGATGTCGCCACGGCTACTTAAGTCAGTATCCACAAGTGAGCCTAGGGTGTACATTGCGGCCCGAGCAGCGGAGTCGCTTCCTAAGACGTTTCTCAAGTAACTATAAGTATCCTCTTCGCCCTCAACCGGGAAAATCACATTCTGAGCTAATTGACTAAAGGGCAGCGAATTGAGCCCGAAAGTCAAGTACTGCGTCCCAAATGCTTTGAGCACTGAGGCGTTTCCCAGAGAGTAGGCGTCAAGTAACTGTTGCATTACATTGAGCTTGTACGTCTTAAAGGTTCCAAGCAACGCAGGCACAGCACCTCTGTATACATTAGGTTTATTCAGCACGCTGTAATTACCAACAACGTTGTCAGAGAACTGCTTAGCAAAGATGAACCTCATTTGCTGTGTTTTCAAGCCAGCGCGCCCAGCAAGTTCGTGGCCCATCAGGAAGCTGAAAGACCTACTTAACTCTTCCGTCTGGTCGGCGGCCGCTGTGGCTCCTTTGTTAATTAACTTCAAAGCTTGCTTGAACAGCCCGGAGTCGGCCGCTACTTTAGTTGGTTCGAATACAATATCACGAAGCATATTAGCATCTCTACTAACATACCCCTGCTTTTCGGCCAGCTGAAGAATCACCCTGCCTTTCTTACTAAACTGTTTCTTAGTAGCTTCAAAAAAAGCACCAAGCCAATCGACAGTGCCCCAACGTTGAGTCATATCAACTTCGCGTCCGTAGAAGCCAACTCGAGCAGCATAGCTAGCGGCATCTTCCCACTTAGTCGGGTTAAGCGACATAGTAGCAAAGTGGCTCATCGGCACAACACCAAGTACATTAAGTACAGCCTGGCTCATACGCCCAAAGCGAAGCAAGCTCCAGTTTACAAGTTGCTGAAGTTTATGTGTAACCCCAAGGGCATTAGCTTTTGGCAGCTTCCCAATTACATTAGACATCAGCTTCTGCTCATCGGCAATCTTCAAGTCCTTGGCAATTTGGTCATTCAACTTACTTGAGTGCAAATCGCACATTGAACTGTAGAAGCTATCCACAACTTCATTGAACTTCTGAACCGTCGGCGAGGTATTTACGGAGCGGCCGTTCAGTAAGTTAATGTACTCGTGAATCGCCCTCCGAACCTCAGGAGAAGTGCCAGAATTCTCGCCAAGCATCTTGGCATACTGCGCCTCTCGATTGAAGAACGCCCCTTGATACATCTTGCCCAAACCTTGGCCACGCTTAATTAAGTCGTTGTACAAAGTCGAGGCAATGTCCGGGTCGTACTCGAAGGCCAAGCCAATTGACGTCCTGTCCAAACGCCCGCTGTTGTACTTCAACTTACTGTACTCACCCGAGGCATTAACCCAGCCGAGCCACTCTTCATCGGGGTCAATTAAGTGGTCGCGCTGAACGTCGGCCCGAGATTTCACCTGTAGCTTAGAACCCTTGCCGGCCCACATAGGTGCGTACTGATTGAGAAGTTCAAGTTCCTTAGCAGTAGCCGCTTTCAGCTCCTTGGCCGAATTTGCAGTTACGGTGTTAATTAACTGGTCGCCATCATAGATGAAATTAACTTCAGAACCCAGTTTGTTGGCAATGTGAAACGGCTGCGTATATTGTGCATTACCACCAAACGCCCTGACAATCTGCTTGCGCCCACTGTACAGCTCATTGTTAATTGACTTGTACAAGTTAAGGAACTCTTTTGTAGATTCGCTCAGCTCCAGAGTTTTGCCCTCAGCAATGTTAGCTAAGTCTGGCAATGCCGTTGTCTCTAAGTTACGATAGCTGTTAGCTTGGTCTGGCGTAAGCAGTCCAATTTGCTCAGCTCTGTCTATGGCGATGGCATTTCTGGTGGAAAGCATTTCAATTTCCTCCCCATTAACCACTTTAGACGTAGTCATCAAGGTGAAATCGTCGCCAATTTCTAATCCCATCTTAGTTAACTTGGCAAACTTATTAAGTTGCACCTTCTCAATCTCGCCCAGTTTTTCCCCTACTTGCTTAAGCGGTTGCAGCCGGTCAGTAAGATACTTGTACATAGAGTTGTTACTTAACTCTGTAAGCCGATTGACGGCCGCCATCGTAGTATCGCCAATGTAGTTGTACATCTTACTGAACAGATTACCCAAAGCGCCGGGCAAGTGGCTGCCTACAATGTCATCAACCTGCCGAACTTGGTCAACCAGAGGATTCTTCGTGAACATATCAGCGAGGCCTCTCAGGGCCGGATTTTGCTGTCCGATGTCAATTAACTGCTGGCTAAAGTTTGCGGCATTAGCTTCCGAAATCGCCCGAGCATTTTGCATCTGCTCATACTCATTAAGTTTAGCCGAGTCAACTTCAATGACTAACTTATCCTGAGGAGTCAAGTCAAGCTTGTTCCAGCCAGCATCTCGAAGGCCGCTTGAGTTGACATCTCGACTAAGTTGCCCCTTGTAAAGCCGGCTTACAAACTTGGACTGGTCAGTAACTTCGTAGCCGAATTTTTGCACTTCAGCAACTAAGTCGTCAGCCAGCCCGAGGTCTAATTTACGCAGCAGATAGTGCTTAGTAAATCTATCAGCCATAGTCCGGTAAGACTTCGAAGTGGTCAAAACCATCTTGGAAGCAATTTGCGGCTGGTCTTCAATTAACTGTGCAAGTGCATTAGCGACCCACGGATTTTTGGGCGCCATTTTGTCCATAGCCTCAATTATCTTCTTATTCACAAGCTGGCCCTCTTTACTCACTTTACCCAGCTTCTCAGCATTAGCCTTAATTAAGTAGGCATAAGCTTCAGCGGTGCCGAAAGTCGGTGCAGTTACTCGAGGGTCAACAGTCAACGTATTAAGCAGACCTTTCTTGCCAACCCTGTACTGGATAAAGCCGGAGGCATCACGAGTAAAATCATTTTTCTTGGCGTGGTCAATGAACCTCGGCTTGATTTGTGCAGCCGGAGTAACAGTGCCATCTTCGTGAACTACAAAGTAGCTCTTCTGTGGATTTTTCTTGGCAAGGTTATTAACTTGGTCCAAGCTAATTGACTTCAAATTTTGGCCCACTTTAACCGGCTCATTTTTCAGTAAGGTCTTATAGTCCTTAATGCTGTCAGTAGCAGCTAAGAGCATTGGATTCTGGTCAGCTAAGTTACTCAGCACTAAAGCTTCGCGCGGATTTTTCGTGAGCTTCCCAAGTAACTGTTTACTCATCTGGTCGTTCATTGACTTCATCTGAGTCAATTCGGCCTTGGCATCAGAAAACAGCTTCGAGTCGATTTTTCCCTTAGCAAGTAAATCAGAAAGGTCGGCCGTAATAACCCGCTCAACTTGGGAAAGCTGCTTACCTGATTCCTTAGCCGCCACGAAAGCAATAGAGTTATTAGGAACTTGTTCCCCGAAGGCGAAATTTGTAGTGGGCTTAATTGAAGCGCGCTGCTTGAACACTGAGTTAGCCTGACGTGTAAGCTGATTAAGTGTATTCTTGGCTTGCCGCATCGTTGCGATGGTCTCAAAAGCGGTTCCACCAAGCAGCAATCCCCAAGACCACTTAGGCGACTCCTTATATACATTCAGGTATTCATCAACTGCTTTACCATAAGAGTCTTCATAAGAAGCCCCTAAGAATGCAAGTTCACCAACTCCAGCTCTAGTTGCGGCCTGAGCAACATTGCGGCTAAGTGGGATAGCTAATTGAGTCGCCACCTCGCCAATCGGTTTAATGCCGATAGAAGCTAATGAACTGGCTTTCTCGTAAGCGGCCCATTGGCTTTTATTCCCATACCAACCTGCTTTAATTCCCATAGCTCGATTAGTAATTCCCATTGCGCCGCCAATTGACGCAAGGTTCCCAAGGAACCGCCCGGCGAAAAGTTGGGCCTCGTTGGGCTCGTCAGCCTGACCGGTAATTGCCTCGGTTATAGCTGCGTAACTCTCAGCATCATCGCGGCCATTAAGTCCGATGAAATCATAAGCTTGGTCAACTATGTTGCGAAACCCGTGGAAATCGCCCGATGCGCCGGCCGCTCTGCGGGCAGAGTTAATTAAGAAGTCGCCAATGTTAGCAGTTGCTTTGGGCGTGTTCAGAGCCGCCAAGTAGCCGATTCCGGCAATTGACTTAGTAGTTTCAATTGCGCTCATATTTTCAGTTGCCACCTTTACACCAGCGACAGTTTCACCAAGGCCTTCACCGACAGAGTAAGTTGCTTTAGTTGCATCAACAACAGCTTCTCCAACTGCTTTTCCGGCTTTAGCAGCTAATTGAGTTGGCAAGCTAATTGCATCAACTAAAGAGCCAGCGCCCTTAATTAACTTATCCATAAAGCCGCCCTCAGAATCTCCGTGCTGTAAAGCCTGCTCACTTTTAATAATATCTTCCTGAACTTTAGCATCAATGACCGGAGCAAGAAGCTCGTCCATTTCAACTTCATCAGGCATAACAGTTTGTGCCAGTCCATCAGGTGTCGACTCGTAATTCACAAGTAAGTCTTCAATAGCTGCTTGCTGCTCAGCCTGAAGTTGGACTTCATTAACTTCACCAACCTGCTTAGCGGCTCGCTCTTGCTTGGGCATCGCATCGTCAATTATCTCTTCTTTGACAAATTGCAGCTCGAGCAACTCTTCCACTTCAGGCGGCAGAGCTTCATTCACGTTTGCCATTAGATGTACTCCTATTGTTAATGTTCCGAATAGACGCCATTTGTCTATTGCGGAATTGGTTAATTTGACTTGCTATAGTTGGAAGGTCATTGACAGCAGTTAAGCTTTTAATCCCATAGCTACCATAAGTGTATTGAACTTGCTTAGAGTCGATAAACATATTGGTAACCTCAGGAGATTCCAGCGCTTCATTAACTATAGCATAAGTTTGCGGCGTGATTATCTTAGCTTTAACATACTTGTCAGCTAAGAGCTTGAGGGCCTGAAGACCCGTAAGCGGATTTTTCAACTGCCTGTTAATTGCCTCCTGTTGGTATAAGCTAACACCATTAAGAAGCTTCCCCAAATCAGGGCGTCCTTTTTCAGCCACTTCACCGAGGCGATTCAACGTGAAGTCAACGAACTCTTGTTCAATGCCCTCAGTAAATTTATTCTTGCTCGAAGCTGCAATCACAGAATCTTCGTAAATTTTGTCGAAGTTAATTTGGTTGAGGTAGGCATTCTGAATATCCTTAGTAAAACCACCCGCATTATTCCTAATTAACATATCTGCCATCAGAACATCAGTAGGACTTTCACTGTTAAATGCCCTTTTATTCTGTTTAGCAAACACATCAGCTACAGTATTACGTATATGCTCCGATAACTTGTTAAATTCAGATATTACTCTACCTTGATAACTTAATCTAGCATCACGCAAAATTCGGCCCTCAAGCGTAGCAGCTTCTTCAAAAGGCACAGATTCATTTGCGGTTTCGAGAAAGTAATCAGAAGCTATGGGTTTGTTCTGCTGATTTAATACGCCATTACCGTTAATTGCCGCGTCGAATAATCTTTGGCCTGCTGGACTCATTGTGCTTCTAATTGCCTTTAAGCCTTCATTGCCTTCTTTATTAGCTACAGTGTAGCTTTCTTTAAGTATCACAGAGTCGCCAATTTTGAAGGCTTCTTCACCAGCATTAGCGGCAGCTTTAGATGCTACTAAGTTAGGCTGTGTCTTATATTCACCGCCATTAAATTCACTTACTAAATCACTAGTCGGCTTAACAGAATCCTTATAAATATTATAGTACGGTTGCCAAGCTTCAGCTACTTTAGTTCCACCGCCGCCACCGCTTCCTCTACCAATAGCTTTCTGCCCAGCTCTATAGACATCAGTTAAAAGGTCGGCTGTATTAGGTGTTGAAACACTAGAGCTAATTGTCTCCCTTTGGTCCATGAACTGCTTCTGCAAATTTGCGGCCCGCTGCTCATCAAAGGGATTAGCTCCAGTAGCCAGCATCATTCGTGCGGTGTAATTAAGGTCTTTCTGCTCTTTCTGCTTACTTAACTCGTTAAGCTGATTGTCCACCCGAGCAAGGTCTTGCTGATAGGCGATGTCACCGGTGCCCAAAAATGGTAAGAGTACCTTGAGTGCCCCCGGAATTTTAGAGCTAATTGAGTTATCATACTCCTTGCGGATTTCATCTTTGCGGTTAAGTAACTGCAAAGCCGTTTCACTGGTATCAATGTCATCTTGGAGCTTGGCTCTATTAAGTGCTTCTTGATGCGTGTTGTTAATTGAGTTGGCTTGGTCAATGTACTCCTGGGCCAAAGCAGCACCCACTGGAGATTGAGCGGCATCAAGTTCCTTAAAGGTGTTTTGCGGCTTGGAGCTACTCCACGAATAAGGAACTTTCTCGTGCTCAGCAATATAATTAACCAAGGCCTCTTCCGTCAACGGATTTAATTTACTACTATTTTCGGCCATAACTTAATCTCCTTCAAATTAGAAAAGACTGCTCGGACCAAACGTTCCCCCAATGCTACTAGATAATTGGTAGCCACTTTTACTGGTGGTGCTAGTTCCTTGCGATTTAGTTTCAGCACCTTTCAAGATGCCAAGCAGGCTATTGAGGGCTTCCAAGCTAATTGCATCATCTTGCGCCAAGGAGTTAAGTAACACCTGGCTCGCATTAAGTTGCTGGTTGCCGGCTTGGGCCTCGAGTTCGGCACGTTTGCCTGCTAATTGAGTCGCAGCATTGGTAACGGCCTCGTCATAGAAAGCCTGCACAAGCGAGTTGCCAGTGGCACCAACAGACCTAGCTAAGTCCTGATAGCTCTGGCCGAGTGCTTCATCTGACTGTTGCTTAGCAGCCGCCATAATAGCATCTACATCAATGTTGCCATCTTCGGCAAGTTGGCCCAAAGTGTCATAAGCTCCGGTGGCCCGAGGGTCTTCAGTGTTAATTAGGTCACTATAAGCATCAAGGTTATCCAAAGCCGCTTCGTTGAGGGCGTCAAGTAGCTCGGACCTAAATTGCGTAGTGTATGAACTTTCCTGCGTCTTAGACTTTCCTTTAGAATAAGAGCCAGAAAGCTTACTGGTTAATCCGGTCATACCAAACATTTAATTATCTCCTTTCATCTTAATTAACTTTCTTCAAAATTGGCCGCTCGTTGCACAAGCCATAGGCGCGTTCTAGAAATGCCGTCCATTGAACAAGGTCGCCATTGGTCTTAATTGACGGCCGAACGAGCTGGGCGCATTGAACTTTCTGTACAATTACCCGCTCAGTCGAGCAAGCACTCAGCAGGCACAAGGCTGCTATAATAATCAGCACAACTGTTATTGCTGCTATTAATTTCATTAAAGCGCTTATTAACTTCAATAGAAGCTTGAGCGATTTTATCATCTGTCTGCTCCTTAACTTTTATAAGTTCATTAACTTCAGTTTTCGCCCTAGCATATCCAATTGCTTCGCGGCGTTCTGCATACCAAATTGACACCATAAAGCCAATTAGCAGCAGGGCCAAAAAAGCGCCTAGGAGCTTAATGTTTCCCATCGCACTTGTCCTTTTCTGATATCTTAATGTGGTCAGTGCCAGCATCAAATGAGATGCTTACGTCTTTATACTTAATTGAGTACAGCTTAGAAAGCGCCTGACTTATATGCTCACCAAGCAGAAAGAGCCCAGAAACGCACGAGGCCCAAATTATGATATAGGCAATCAATTTAGTTTCCATATGTGACTCGTGTAAAGTAACTAGGTACACAACAGTGGCGCACGGAATTACTGTAATTATCCACTTCCTTGAGATGAACCTAAAAGCCAGCTCTCGCTTGTTGCATTGCATCTTAAGTAACCACGAGGTGATAAATGGCACGAATGTACTCAGCAAGATAATTGCTATCAATGCTAAGCAAGGCATTATTTCAAAGTCTATCGGCATTGTAAATTCCTTTCTTAATTAGCTTCTCTCATAATAATTGTACCAATAATTCGTGTAAATGTCAACTTGCCACTTCAGCTACACTATAGCAGTTAATGCGATGCAGAACCAAAGTAGGCCGCCCCAAACCCACTCACCTAAGTTCCAAGCATTTTTGCCCTCGGCACAATTAAGCGCTTGGCAAATCAAAGTGGCAATTAGGTACGCCGGGCCCATTAACAGCCCCGACAGCATCAGGGGTATGGAGTATAAGGGTAAGCCAATTAAGAATGTCCAAACAAGGCCACGAAGGCACAAGCCGCAAAATCCATAAACTCTCGGTGAACTTATGTTCTTAATTAACTCATCTATAGCAGGGCACTCTTCACGAGAGCTTTGCTGCCCCGTAGTCAATTCGCCTATATAGGTTCCCCAGCCGCAAATCTGCTGGCCGAGGTACATAGTAAGGCAATTAAGTACTGCATAAGTAATTGGGCTTACAGCTTCGGGGCAGTAGCTTGAGGCAAAATTCGCCATAGTCAAGCCATATGTGAGTGGCTGCCAGAGTTTATTAAGTGGCAACTCACCTAACCCAGGTAGCTCAAGGCCGCCCCGAATCCGGTTAACTAAAGCCCCATATAGGGTTAGAATGATAATTGAGCATATAATGTTAATCATCTTTAATCCTCCTAATCTTTCTTCATTAACTTATCTCTATGAATGCGGCAAATTTTTGAATTTAAGACAATCTTATTCTCAACCATATTTCGTTTCATCCGTTCATCAGGATTGTTAATTTGCACGAAGTAAACATAATTGCGAAAGAAGCCAATAACAGCCCATTTACTTGAACCGTCAAAAATCGGCTTAAATTCCTTGAAAACATTCCTGCCAGGAATTCCAGAGTTGGTAAATTGTATCAACCTAATTGAGTAATCCGCTCTCTGCACAAGTAGGTAATTAGCCATTGAATGCAATGAAATAACTTTATTATTATTGTCCGCTACAGCTATGCCTGTATTAGTAAAGCTAAGCCTGTTGTTTGGTATAGTATTTCCAGCTCGAGGCTGAAAATTGCAATCTAAGATAAGTAACGTATGTGGCGCAGCGGTGTTAGTTCTTAGCACCGCTAAGAATCTATCATTAGGTGTTGCATTATTCATTGCCCAAGGAGAGTAAATTGAGATTTTCTGTCCATTAGTCGAGTCCCAAAAAGTCTGATTAGTTGACATAACACCGTCAATGTCCTGCTCAGATGTTTGCGCACTCCAGCATACTTTAGCATAACTAAGTGAATCACTATAAAAATTTTCCACTTGGCTATACGTAAACATATCAACCATAACACAAAATGCACCATATAAGCCATTAACATAATGATAAGAGCAACTCCATGGAGTTGCTCCACCAAATTTTGACGCGCTGTTTTTATGCAGATATAACTTAATTGCCGTTTCCTGAGATACCCAAGATGCTTCAACTGAATAAGAGCCACCTGACTTAAGCCCGTGATGCTCACTTAATTGAGATTCTAAGCCGGGAACCCCATTAACTCTGTTTGCAATAACACCCAGCATTGTAGCGTTGTTTCTAAAGGGGCCGTAAATTTGGCTACTGCCTGAAAAGCCAGAAACTCCACTTATATATGCCCTCTTCATTAAGACCCAATTCTCAGGGTTGGCCGAAGCATCTCTGGCGGTTCGCAAGTTAATTTGGTTAAGGCCTGAATCAGCATAATAAGTAGATGCGTACCAATGTTTCTGACTAGGCTCATAAACAGGACCAAACATCATGGGTGTGTTATCCTTAATAGTTACGGGACTAGCGCTTGAAGTGAAAGTTAATTGACTATCAAGATAATTGAAGTTACTTATCATTTCGGCGCTATCAATAGCTTCTTCGTCATTGCTTGAATTAGTTGTAAATCCAGAACCTTTGAATCTAATCATATTTCTAAATTGAACCAGCCCAGCCGGTAATATTTCATTTAGAGCACCACTCAAGTAATAATTCTGTCTACAATTATATGTATTTTGCCCAGTACTTAGGAATCTTCCACGAAGACTATCCTCATACATTTGCATATAAGGATTGTAAATTGACCGCCCTGCGTGGTCGGCATTATATTCACTTGTCATCTGAGGTTCATCTGGGTAAGTCAAAGTAAGTCCATTGAACCATTCAAGAGGGGCTAAATTCGAGGCCCCTTTTCCAAGGGGCCTTAATGAAGTTCTTATCACCATTAACTTATTCCTCCTAATTTACGCCGTGTGTCATATTCGGCTTCGATGTTAGCTATCCATTGAGGCTCGTAGCCCGGAAGCGCCGCCGTCGAATTATACCTAAATGAACGCCGCAAGGCAATTAACTTATATGGAGCACTCGACTCTTGGAATGTGCCCGCAGAGCTGTCAATCCAGTAAGGTGTAACAGCTGAGCCGTTAATTGTAAATTCGACGCCGGTTACCAGCGAGCCATAACTTGAGTCAGAGCAGTCAATTAACAGCTCAAAGGTAATTACCGCATCATCCGGAATGCCGGCCGGAACTGTGATAGCAACAGGCAATTTAGCGCTGCCGGCCATATGAGTTACTCGAATTGTATAGTGCTTAATCTGGTTATCAAGCGTAACCGCAGCACTATCTACAGCGCTAATTTGAGAGTTCCTTGACATCACTTTCTCAGTTGCGGCACAGAGCATCTTGGCATTAAATGGCATACCCTCAGTCCAGCCAGCTAATGCTACAGCGAGAGAACCATTAGAGTCAATTAAAGGCCAACCAGATGAATCTGATAAAGTATATTTAGCATAAGGGTTATTAACTTTAGGCTTTATTGCAACTTGACCGATAAATGTACTTCCGATTCCGATTGAACCATCAGCAACAGCAATGTAAGGTGCTGAATACTGAGAAACATAGTAAGCTTGATTAGTAGCGTAATCTCGTGAAGCCATTTGCCAAGAATCGTACTGTATATTACTTGAGATTATAGACTTAATACGATACATATATAATCCACCATCAGCTAACGTACCTGGAGGGAGCATTACTTGAGAACCTTTCACAAAAAACCACCCACCAACTACCGGAGTTAATCCAGAGAATACTGCAGAAAACTCCTCAACTGTGTCAGGAACTTGCGACACTGAATCAAGTACTCCATAAACAAGTTGCGTAATTGTGATATTCTGCGAATTACTGACTTCAGCAACATTGGCCATCTGGCAGATTGTTAAGTCAGCAGAACACACAATGAACTGGTCGAGGTAAATTGCGCGGCTGCTTAACTGACTTAGGTTCCAATTAAGGTCTTTCAATCCAAGCTCCGCTTCTTGCACAGAGGTAAACAGCTGGCCCTCATCTGAAACTTGCTGAAGCAACAGGAGGATTTGGCCCGTCTCAATTAACACCAGCCTAAAGACCACAAATTTACTCGTGCCGTTACTTGAGTCAAGCAGAGTTTTCGCGCTCGTTGTTGTATTGTAGTAATAAGGCTGAATGTTCGGTTGAGCCGTTTCGCCGTCGTGGTCATAATTAGGGTAGTAATATTTGAAGTTAATTGACGACATAGCCGGAAACAGCTTCCGGTCAGGCCGCTGGGAATTACCGGCATAGTTGATGCCTTCCTTAATTAAGTCGAAACTTTGACAGCTCAAGCCCTTGGCCGAATCTGTGGAAGTTACTTGAGCGGCGAAGTTAACTACCATTATAGGGTGGTCACGCCCAAATGTACTTGAATCAGCCAAAAACGGCTGCACTGAAAGCTCCGAGGCCGTTAAGTCGCCATCTGCATTAACATAGATGTTGCACAGGGCTAAGTAGATGTCATAATCTGATGTACTTATTTCCCCAATGCCGCTTTCATTAAGCCCAACATAAACAACTTGGCCTGCATACTCCGGCCCGATTGTAACAGTTTCTTCCTGATGTTGTACCAAGTCCGTGCCGTTAAACCACTGGAAGGACTTAAGCAAGATGGTATTAGTCGAGCTGACCGTGGCAATATCGGCTGTATAGGGTTTAGTCAACCCAATTAACAAGTCCTTCTTTTTCGGCAACGTAGCTGAATTTGCCCCGGATTCCGCAGTAACAGCTGACAGCTGGTCTTCAAGTTCTTGAAGTTCATCTGCTACTTTACTCCTAACAGCATCAGCTTCTACATTAGTCATATCAGCACGAGCCAAGTCAATTCGGGCATTGTTCAAATAAACGCTAAGCGTCTGTCCGGTTTCGGTGCTGATTTCACGGTCGTTGTAGTCAACACCCTCTCCAGTAACATTAGCAATTCGTAAAACGCCTTTGCTCATTTTCTATCCTTTCGTCAATTAAGTTTAATAAATCCGCATCTGCATGAAGTTGCTGAAGCTACTCTGGTTATAGCCCCAAACCACACAATTATCTCTGTAAGCCAAACCATTCTTATTAAACCGAACGCGGTAATTAGCCGGAATAATGAATTGGCCGCTCGAGCAACCAGAGCTGCTTCCAGTAAAGTGGCCGTAAAACAGATGGTTCTCTAATTGAGTGCCATTTGGGTCAGAGATAATTATGTGGGCTGTCGAGCCACCCGGCCCTGCGGCAGCGGCACTAATGAAGACTGGCTGACTCCACGACTTATTGCTCGTAAAAAGCGACCCGTTGTACAATTCAGAGGAATAGTTCGGGGCGCCATTTGATGAAGTTGACCTAATTAACGGCCGAACACAAGTTGAGGCTCCTTTATCCCAAATAAAGTAACTTCCCTTTATAGTACCACCAGCTGTTGCACTGCGAGTCCTAGTAGCTATTCCTTTAGTACCGCCAGAATCTAAGTAAAGCTGCATCTGAGCTTTAAGTGGGTTCATCATAGCGGTCAAAGTCGTGGTGCCGCCATCGCAAGTTACAACTCCATTGCCTTCCAAGTACTTAAGCGACTCGAAAGCAGTCCACATAGGCTGCTGAGAATTTCCGGTTGAGTAATCTCCCTGGAAAGTATCTTTGAAGCAAGCGGCAGTGTAATTGCCTATGTAGACGGAGCCAGCTCCGGTAATGAAGTCAGTGCCGCTAACGGTTCCATCTACAATGAGTTTGCAGCCTTCTTCAATTGTCAAGGTGTACGCACTAGAGCCAATTAAGTTGAAACAGTGCAAAACGGCTCCATTTGACAGCGTAACATTACTGACCATATTGAATGTAGCATAAGGTGCTTCGACCCGTTTTCCAGCGAAGCTGCTTAAGTTAGCATTTGAAGCATCTTGGCAAAAAATGAACCCACTTGAGTCAACCGCAGCGGCGCCGCCAAGCGACACCTTTGCTAATTGAGGGTTATTCCCGGACAGCACATCGTTGCCGCCCTCACTGATGAAAGTTCCTTCGTAGGTGTTCAAGGCCAACTTAGTTACAGGAATATTCTCAAGCTGGTTGATAATATCAGACGAAGCTACGTTGCTAAAATCGGCCCGAGCAAGCCAATGGCCTCCTGGAGTGGTGCCATCGTGAATTGCCACCGTCCAGTTTCGAGTGTCAATGAAGAACTCTCGAGGGTTATAAACTGCATTGATTTCTCCCAAGTTACCGGAGCCCAACTGTGAAATTCGGCCTTGGTAATCACTGCTAGGTAATCTATCTGTCATAAATAAGACCTCCCTTAAATAAGTTAAATTGTATCCCTGTTATCTCACAAAAGCCTTTTACAGCATAATTGAGCATATGATAAACGCCAGTGTTGTAGATGTTGCCTACGAGGCGGCGCCCAACGAAGTATTTGTCCTCAATTAACACCTTATGATGCGGCAAGTTGCCATAGGCGTCAGTTGAAGATGTCAAGGTAATTGACACATCATACTCCATTGAGATATTCTGGTTCCACTCGAAGTCAGGTTCCTGGGTAACAGCGCAGTCAAGCTGAGGCGCTTGAAGCTGACAGTCCCAAATGAACTCCTTCCTGTTACTTGACATGTTGGTGTCAACTCGAGTTATTACCGTGGTGCACTCGATGGGGATTTCTGGTGCGAAGCTAATTGAGTTAAACTCAAAAAACGCGTCCACTTTGTCAATCCGCTTTGCCTGCTGATACACATCTGTTTCAAAACCGCAACTTAATTCAAAGCCATTGCTCCACGTATTGCCATAATCATTCAAGTCAACATCAAAGCTGCTGTCATTTAAGTCTTCATTAAGCAAGCTATCATTTAGGTCTTCATCGAATACAAGAGGTAATGGCAGAGCAAGCTTATTGAACTTAGGCTCAAGTGTATCAACTAAATGCGTTATGACGGCATCGGCGAGTGGCAATTCTGAATAGAGGTTAATTGAAGCACACATTGTGTCAGGCTGCTCTGCGGACAAGCTTCCAATTGACTCAACGTGCAACCTGTTGCCGTAGTAGCTTATTTCATTAAATTCTGTATTATAAGCACTGCGGTACTCGAAGTTCCAAAAGTGCTGGAAGTTAATGAAGTTGAAACCACGAACAGCAGTTAATGCGTGCTGTACCTTGAAAACGCGCCCAAGCAACAAGTCGATGCCAAGTATGTTGCCATAATAGTTGACAACAAGGTAGCGGGTTTCCAGCAGGTCGAGGTATTTGATGTCGATGTCGATTGAGTTGAAATAGTCAATTAACATCTCATTTACGACCTTGAACCCACCTGAGCCCAGTGAGCCCAAATCCTCGTAGCTGTAAAGGTTCTTGTCTGAGTCAATGAAGTATACAATGCCAAAGGTGCTAGTTAAGCAGCAATCTCGATTGAGAATCCGGTGCTTACTAACTTCCTTGAAATTGTAAACCAAAGCCGTGTTTAGCTCGGTGGCACTAATTACGTTGTCAGATGTGAACACCAAAAAGCCGTTTTTCTTCTTAGCCAAGGCAATTCCCTTACCAGTGCTAAGTGAGTCCAGACTCTGAAAACCGGCTCCGGTAGTTGTGCTCGGCTGGAAGTCATCTCCATTGCCAACGGCACTCCAAGCTATGACATCATCACTCAAGGCAATTAACCTGTTATTCGTCGCGCAAATGAACTTAGCACTCTGAGGGAAACCAGTGGGGCTAATTTGAGTGATAGAGTTAATTAAGTGGTCATACTTAAACAGCACTTGGTCGCACAAGATGTAGTAGTAGGCGCCAATGTAGTCCACGCTGACATTTTCGGCGTCACTGCTGAGCATCAGCAGCACCGTTCCATCACCCGTGGCGGCTGAGTACCTGTAAATGTACTTGTTTGTTACAATTAACTTCCCAGCATCGTCCTGCAAATCGACTACTTTTTTCAGCTCGACGTTCCTTGAGTAAGGCATAAAAAACAGCGGCTTGTAGCCAAGGCCAGTTGAGTAGCCATTGTACGTCGGGATAATGTTCGAGCCGTCTGTTATGTTAAGTTGATTGCCTTCGACTCTATCATAGGTTATATTAGGATTGAATATCAATAAGTTCTTATTAACTATTGAAACCATTTTGCGGCCTCCTAAAGTTACAAGCAGTAGAACTTATAGTATCCTGTAAAGTCTACCGTCTTTGTGATTACATTAGCTAATTTAGCACTGACGCTAAGCAAGTTGCCTGCTTGGTCAACCATATAGTAACAGTTGTACTGGCAGTCGCCGCCGGAAACTGCGAAAGTTAATTGACGGGTCTTTATGGACCACGCCAGCGACTCGTCTTGCAGCACGTCCCAATCTGAGGTGGAAGGTACTGTAAGGGTTACAGGGGTGTAGTTAGTTGACTCAACAATGTCACTTAACTCCGTGGTCTTGTCAAAGGCCTCGGATATCTGGCCTAACTTAATTGTAACAGCTGTTATAACCCGCTGTCCCTTAAACATAGCTTTAAGCACTTCTTCCTCGAGTGTGCCACTTACCATATTAGGTGCTGTAGCGCCCTCAAAAACATAAGTGCCTCCGAATAGTTTCTTACGGCCGCCTTTCTTGCTACCACACTTACTTTTCTCTGCTGAAAATTCCATCTCAATTAACCTCCATTCTGATTAACGCCCGCAGCTTCTTCGAGGGCCCGCAGCCGCTCTTCGATTATCTGCAAGTTATAATTAAGTTGCTCTATTAAATCATTGCTCTCTTCCTCGTAGAGAGGTAATTGGAGCGTTTTTACATCAGCCATCTCAATTACCTCCTCTCTAATACCCAAAGTTAGCGTAGCGCTCATTCTGAACAAGTACAGCAAACAGCTGGTTGAACTCAGCAAATTCACGCTTGAAACGTTCGGAGTCGTCAAGCAAGCCATACAACTTACTTAGCACTCCAGAAATTACAACGTCCTTGTAATCCCTGAGAAGCCAGTTTCCGTAAGCCGCCAATTCTTCCTCTCGTTCATTAACTTCTTCCAAGTCAAGCGCCTTCCATTCGTCGCTTTGGGCATCTTCTCTGACTAGCCATTCATTAGACAACCAATCGTATTTAACAAGTCGCTCAGCTTCTGGTATATATTCGAACTTCTTTGGGAAGCTGTAATATGTTATCTCAATTGATGTCGGCTCTTCATTAACAGGTAAGCCGTAAATTTCGCCGAGGACATTCTGCCCACCACCGAAGACAAAGACATACTTCTCGCCCACTTTGTACCAGTAGTTGTTAAGTAAGTTCTGCCCAACACTAGGCTGATTATTTGGCGGGTATAATCCAAGCGGCTTGTAGCAGACAGAGTTAATTAACCTTACATCTGGATTACGCCTCCACACCCACTTTGAGGCACTTTGAAGTTCCAAGTTAGGCGTGTCAGGTGTCAATTCAAGTTGCTTCAAATCACTTTGGAAATACTGCTTACTGTGAATTCTTGAGATAATGCCCTGAGCCAACTTAACAACAATGTCGCGCATATCAATTCTATTTGACAGCTCGCAAACATCATCTACAATTTGACTAAACATCTCAATTACCTTTCATACGAAAAAAGCCCCAAGGCGTTTCTGCCTCAGGGCTTTTAATTACCTTTGTTACTTAACAGACGGCAACGGATTCGAGCCCTTAACTAAGTTATTAAAGTTAAATGACTGCGCCGAACCAACGTTACCGGTGCCAAGTTCATTGCCTTCATCCTGTCCCTTGGCCGCTTCGTCATTTGCCTGCTGCTTTTCTTCTTCAGACTTAATTGCCTCAACAACAGCAAATTTAGACAGCTCCTTGGAAAACGGCCCGACTTCCTCGGCCGAATCCAGCTCAATGAAGCCGACACCATTCGCCAACTTAATGTGGCCTTTGGAAGTAATGAGGCTACGCAGGTTCTTATTATAGACTCTAATTACACACTGCATAATCGTTACTCCAGATAGATGTTACTGAGAACGCCTCCGGTATTTTCATCTGCATACTCAAGAGTGAGCTCAGAGGTAATTACGTTGGCCTGACCGTCCATACCTACCGGAGTCGCATCCTTGATTTCGGCGTCGGTCATATAACCAATCTTAATCAAGCCCGGATGGTAAATCAGCATCGATTTACTAAGCGAATCAGTCTGGCTGAACAGCGGGTGAGCAAGAATCTTAACTTCCTGCATTCCCGGCAGCTGAAGTGCGTACACGTCGAGGCCATATACTTTAGTCGCAGTCCCAATCGGGTAATACGAGCTGCCGGCCTCTCTAATGAGTTTATTAAGAATATAAAGTACATTGAGAGAGGTCATAACGACGCGTTCATTAGGAACGCCCTCAGGGCAGGTCTCGAAGTTACTGTACATCCATTCCTGAATTGAGTCAAGAGTTGCAGCGGCGGCCAATGCAGTGTTATTCTTAACAATGCTCATCAAGCCGTCCATCGTGCTCAGCACTTCGGAGCCATCAACCTGATTAAGAGATTTGCGGCCAAGCAACAGAGCCATTTCGATGTCCTGCGCGTGCATTGACACGGCATCTTCTTTGTTCTCCGTTGCCTTGTTTCCAGTGATGAACTTAATGTACTCAGCCGTACGAGTCGTGCCCCAGCCATTACGGAAAATCTGGCTGTAATTCATACGGGGAACTCCACGACGGTACTTAGGATTCGGCGCCAATGAACCCTCTTTTTTGGCGGTACCCAAGTAAAGCAGTTCGTCATTCTGAGTTACTGCGGCGGCCGTCGATTCAGCAAAGCCACGGACGACAGTCAAGGTGTTACCGGACACGGCACTAACAAACATATATTCATTAGTCTTAGTGTTCATAATCACCGAAGACGGTTCAACCACAGCACCTTTATCTACTGTGATGGAAGTTGCTGTGTTAATTGCCGTAGCCGAGGCAATTAACTTCGAGCTATACGGCTGCTTCATGAACCAGTAGTGGATTTTGGAAGTCAGCTGAAACTGAGCAGAACCCGAACTCAATGCGAATATCGGGGCAGTACCGGCCAGCTGAGACCGGAACAATTTACTATTAAAGCTATCAAGCCGCTCAGCATTGATACCTCCTTGAGATGAAAAGATTCCTGGAATCATCTATTTACTCCTTTGTTAAATTTACTTACTAATCAACAAGTTACCGAAGAGGCCGTCAAGGTCTTTACGATGCTTGTCAGCCGCTTTTTCATCAGCACTCTTACTTGAGAGCTTATTGCTAAAGTCCTGCAAAAATGTCTTAGTTGCTTCAGTTGCCTCGTCAAGCGACTTACCCTGCTGCAAAAACCCTTTCATTACCTGCGTAATAATTGGAGCGGCACTTGGGTCTTTCATCAATGGAATCTCCCGAGTGGCCTTGTCTAATTGACTCCTACTTGAAACGGCCGTCTGAATCTTGTTGCTGACATTGCTGTCGTAAGCATTAAGGCGGTTTTCAATGGCTTTGTCAATTACACTGGTTGCATCATACAGGGCTTTACCGTAAGCACGCTGTGCAACAGAGTTAATGAAGTTTCCCAACTTACTTGGGTCTTGCATCAGCTCGGCGGCATCGTATTCAACGCCGTCAAGGAAGTTCTGCTTCGCTACATACTGCTTGAATACATCACTCGAGTTCGCTTGCTGCTGGCCCTGCTGTGCACTCTGTGCACTCTGCTGTGCTGCTTGCTGACTTGCTTGAGCCGGCGGCACCTGCTTGAACGGATTAAGTTCTTCCGGCGCTTCGGGTTGACTTGACGTAAAGACTTGCTTGAGTCTGGCCAAAAACCCGGCATCATCGTTTACTTGTTCGTTTTCAGTTTCCATTTATTTTACTCCTTTATTCTAAATGTTTTGACTGTTTTGGTCAACAGGTATTTCCTGCTGCTGTTGCTGTTGTGCCATAGCCTGCTGAAGTAACTGGTAAGCTAAGTTCCTCTGCTGTATTGGCAATGAGTCAATCGGCGACTCTTTCTTGAACATACTGAAGTCAATTTGGTGCCCTGTCAAGCTGCTCTGGTAATCGAACAACTTAGTTAAGTCGTATTCCTGAGCAACTTGCGGCAACTGGATTAACTTGTTGATAAATGTATCCATCTGCTGAGCTTTTATATCTCTATCGACGCCAGTCATAGCAGTGGTAATTGAGTACATAACGCCGCGGCCGCTGAACTCGCCTACGGCTGTCGGAACATCATTGCCTTGGTCGTCTTTGACCATCAGGGTAGCTTCATGGTCGAAAATCGTCTGGATGTGAATTGACTTCAAGGGCGTAATTAACATCGCCTGAATTTGGCGCGCCATTAACTTCGTAGCCTTGCCCGACGTCTCAAGTGCCTTTTTGGCCTGCCACTCTGTTGCTCTGTCGAGGCTGCTCATTAAGCTAGCTTGGTCAGTCGGCATAATAATCTGCATTATGTTCTTCATCTGGTTGATGTCACTTAAGATATGCTGAGTATCCGGCGCATCATTGAAGTGCATTATGGCAGACCCAAGCGACTCATTGGGCTCGGACGACACCGGAATCCACGGGCACTCGTCATCAATTTCCTTAGCTTTGGTGATTTCATTGAGTGATATGCGGTTGCGGTCGTAGAAATTGAGTCCGTAAACTTTCTTCCGGTCGCCTTTTTGCTTCGTGTTAATTAAGAAGTTTATGAAGCATTGAACCGGAGTAAGATTTTCTGCCGGAGCAACTCCGGGGAATATCGGGGCCACAACTACGGGGATGACTCCATTGGAACTGACTTCTGCATTAACCAGCGTCTGTCCGATGTAAGTCAATTTAAGCAGCGTCTTAGTAAGCGGCTCGAGCCCGGGGAGTTCAAAGCCAAGTAACTCAGGACATACCCGCACATAGACAGTTGTCTTGTTAATGAAGTTCTCTCTTGTAATGTCGCTGTCGCGTTCAGTGTCGTGTGGCAAGGGGTTGAAGTCAAGTATGTATTTGAAGTCCCTTGGGTTGTTCATCGAAAAAACGGCGCGGTAGCCGGCTGTTCTGCTACACTCAAGTAACTCAGAAAGTTCCTTGTCGCCAACTTCGGGGTGCAGCGCTTGATTGAGTATGTCTGTTTTGGCGATGCTCTCGACGTAGGCGCAAAAATCGCCACATTCACCGAAAGAGCGCATATCAGTTAATTTACTGAAGTACAGGCAGCCAGGGTTAATTAACTTCAGATTCACGCCGAACGCCGGATTCTCCGTGACGCCCTCGACGTTGAACTGGTTAATTGAGTCTTTATCCCAACGAGCTTCCACTGCGGCAATGCCGTAATGGAGTATGCACTTGAACGCCTGAAGTAACACGTTGAAATGGTCGAACCTAGTGAAGTCCTGACTCATACGCTCCGCCACCGCTGCTACATACTTCTGGTTGTTCGGGTTGCCAAAAGCTGTGTAGCTGTCATTGGAACTTATAAGTAAATTGACGAGGTCAGAAGCGGCCTCATTAAGTTGGGTTGCAGCAAGCGGCAGCTTAATTTCATTGCGATTTTTCATCTTGCTTAACGCGTATCGAGTAATCCGGCTTACGAGCTCTTGTATGTTGCCGAGGCCCAAAGAGCCGCTCCGAGTTACTCCGTCATAGCGGTCAATTACCCCGCTTCGGCCATACAAGTCAATTAACACTCTGTTGCAAAGGTGCACTAGGTCGTTGGTCGAGTCGCTGCACATACCTACGAAGTGGCTACAGTAACTTCGCAACTCCCTTGACTCGCTATAAGCCTTAAAGTTTTCTACTGGTGTAAACATATTAGGTACCTTTCTGTTTATAAACTACTTGCTGCCGCGATTCGCTGTAACAACTCACTTGAGTATCCGGACTTACTTAACTTCCGATTTTTGGCCTGTTTGATTTTCTCAAGGTGCATCTCAAGCATCTGGCAGCCATAGGCCTCTACGTCAATTAAGTCATCTGAATTGTCTTTGCGCGTCGGGTCAAAGGCAAGTAGCTGAGTAATGGTTAAATTATCATTATCACTTAAATGATATACGCCTTGGTAAAGTAAGTCAACAAAAGATTTTATCCTAGAGGCTTTACTCTTCTTGAGCGTTTTTAGTGGCACATAGTCAATTAAACCGCTACTATCATTCACTGAGTCCATGTACTCGAACATCGATTTCAAAGATGCTTGGTACGCTTCGGCCTCGAAGCCCACAATTGAGACATTCCACTTACTGCACATATCCTGCATTGCGGCGTACAAAGCAACTGGCGATTCTCCATAAGCTACCCTTGAGTCGACTATCTGCCAATGGGGAGCTGGGGTTTCGTAGTAGCAATGAACTGCCATTGTCTGAGCGTGGCCCCAGGCCGCTTGGCTGATTGCCGGGTCAATTGTGATGAATCCATATTCGTGCTCACTTGACTCTGGGTCAACTTTGGGGCTTCGGGTGATTCGTTGCAAGTCAATTGACAGCGTATTTGCAGCCACGGGGTCATTGAGCATTTCGGCGCACCACTGCCCAGCTAAGCCCTTACTGGCATACTCATTATATTCAGCTATGAGGTCAGCGAAGCTGTTAAGCTCTGGCCACAATGGGGTTCCGTCTTGCTTGAGAGCACTCAACTTAATTGACGCCCATTTTGGGCTCGCACAATTCTCGTTGACAATGCTGTTCCTGTTGACGATGTTGCCCAACATAATTAACCGCCCCTGAGGGCTCAGCGCCTTGATGCAGTCGGAGAAGAACCAGCGCTTGAGCTTGTCAAAGAGGATTTCGGATTCATTCTCTTGACGGTCTTCGAGGTCGTCAACTAACAGCACGTCAATTCGGCGGTTATTAACATTGTAGCCTCGAATCTGGCTGTTTGCACCAAAGCTGCTCATATTAAATGTGTGTCCATTAAGTTCAAAGCTATATTCGCCTCGGTCAAGCTGCTCCTTAATGAACTTGGGTACTCCAAAAGCCGCCATCATAGATTCAGAGCAAATTAAGTTCCGAATGTCCATTAGCGCCTTTGTGGCAAGCGGGCTACTGTGGCTCAGATACCCAATGTTCATATCTGAAGTAGCTCCGTGAATTAACCGGCTAACAGCTATCTTGGCAATCGTGGTCTTGGCGTGCGACCGTGGGCAAGCAACACAGACCCTTTTAATTGACTCATCAATAAAAAGCCGGAACATTTGCAAATGGAACTCCGGCGTGGGCAAGAGGTCATCACCTGCTTGAGCTCCTAAAGCAAATTGAATGTAGGCGGCTTCGCTGCCAAGCAGCGTCTGCCGCAATTCTTGTGCATTAACTTCGTATAACATATTCGCCTCCGGCTGCTTTAATTGTTGTACTATCAAATTTAGCTTCTCTGACTTCTCTGGATTCTCCGGCTGTTCCAGCTGTTTCGGTGGCGCTTGATGGCAAGTCAATTAAGTCGTCAACTTGCTTGAGCATCTCAATGCCGGCCGGGCTCGTTGCCTCCGCTTGCTGCACAGGTTCAAAGTAAGCTTCTATCTCAGAACCGCCTCGAGCAAGGCGCTCCATATCCTTAGCGGTGAATACATCGAGGACTTTACTGGCGGCACCTGAGGTGCTTGAGTTGCTTGGCACAGCTGGTGCTAATTGAGCTGTCGGCTCAGAAACCGGCCCCGCCACTGGCCCCGCATTTACCAGTGCATTGACGACCTGCTGATTAAGCTGCAACGTGATAGTCTTAGCTCCCTCGACCAGCTGCTGCATAGCCTGTTGCTTGCCTTTATGCGACCTAATTGCCTTATTTGCAACCGCCGCAGCCTTGAGGGCGAAAACCGGATCTGGCCGTGAATTAAGTTCCCCGAGGACATTCTTCAAAGCTAGCACTTCTACTTCGTCCCACTTACTTGAGGCGTCTGCCGAGTTCAGGCGCTCAGCCGCTTCCTGCTGGGCAATTAACTGCTTCAGCTCAGGAACTTCTAGGAGTTCGGCTAGTTGATTAGGTTCAAGGTTCAAGAAGTCAGCCATCATTGCGGTGGGCATTCCAGAGTTAATTAACTGCACCAACTTGCTTCGCGCCCCTGAGTTAAGTGATTGCCAAATGCTTCCGCCGGTGTTCACTTCGTTCACATTAGCATTTTCAACATTGCTGTTTTCATTACTTCCCATCTTTCTTGCCCTTTCTACTATTGGCCTTGTTGCTTATGTTGCTTGTGTTGCTTGAGGTGAATTTTGTGGCCTTGTAATTAACATCTTGAAGCAGCGCCCAGCCCCGAGGCGTCCTGTAGTAGGGTTCCTTAATTAACTTCTCAAGTCCATGAAGCTTCTGCCAAATTTCGGGCCACTCTTGTTTAATCAACTTAAGCTCCTTGATGTTCCTACTGCGGCAGCACCAGCACCCCGGCTTAATTAAGCCCGCCGTGTAAAGCCGCCCTATTGCCCAGCCCTTCCTACTTAGCCATTCGACGCAATAGGCCTTGCTTCGGCCCTCGGCGATGTTGGGGTTAATTAACTTGAAGTTCCTGAGCACCGGCACTGAAAGGCGGCTACGAGTCAGCTCAGCAGAGCGCTCTGTGGTGCAGCCGAAGATTAAGTGCAGTTCTAGCTGCTCTTGAGTAACTTTCTTCAAGTACTGCTCTTTAAGGTACCGGTTTATGAGGAGCCACTTAATTGACTCACCCCATCTCAATTTACCTCCGCACCAGCCGCGGCCCCGCTGCAACCGCTGCACGAAGCCCTGCCACTGGAGATTCCGTGAAGCATCTCTGGGTCTGTAGAGTTTCTCTATGGACTTGTGTAGCATTTCATACTCAAGGTGGCCTTGCAGCTCGGTGAACTTAATTAACTTCTCTTTGCAAATTGCCTTAAGTGCCTCGGCCGCCTGCTCCTGTTCTGGCCATTCGAAGCCCAAATTGACATAGACAAGTTCATCGCCCTGCCCCAGGTCACCCCGCTCAAGTAACTCGCAAAAGGCCATTAGCGCCCCAGCGCTCATTTTGGCCAGTAACACCCTAGTGGTTTTGCGGCCCTCGGGTTCTTCATTGATTAAAGTCATTGCTTGATTCCTCCTATTTTAGTTAGCTTACCAAATAATTCAACAGATGTCAACATAGTAGCTGTGGCAATGACTGGTGTTGATGAAGTTGCCAAGCAATTAGCTACTAAACAATTAACTGCTCTGGCTTCTCTGGCAGCTTCTGGTTATTCGAGGTCGCTGCCAAGCAGCGACTGACCAGCCGAAGTCAATTAGCTTCCCAGCCAGAAAACGGCCTCAAAGCATCTATGCTGCTTATGAGATAAAGACACTTAAATGTTAATGATGCACCAACACAATTAACTACCAAGATTAGCCTAAGGTTCCTGCTTAGCCGGTTACTCGAGTTTCGCGGCAAGCCGCTCTGGCCACCTATAGCCTAATTAAAACATAAAGTCAATTAACACCCAGAGTGGAAAGCCGGCCAAAGTGCTCCGAAGCATTTAATTGAGCCATAATTATCAGGTGATGCTAAAATTCTTGCGAATTTGCTGAGGGTACATTTATATACGCCGGAGCCCTTGCTTGCCTTTTGGGGGTGCAATAGCCCCTTTTGCCAAGGCAAATTTTTTGGTATTCTAATGTAGTTTTTGTTTGACAATAAAAGCAAAGTCCTGTAGAATACCTGTATATAAGCAAGATTACATATATATTGTTCAATAATATTTTTAAGAGAGGTTACTAAAATGACTAGAAAAGCTACAACCGCAACCGCAACCGCAACCGCAACCATTGCCTCAGCGTTAATTAAAGCTGTTCAAGTGAACGGATATGACTATGAACAACAGAAAGTGTTGCTCGAAAAGTTGTCAATTTACACGCAAGAAGCTATCGACGGCCACGGCGTTGTGTTCTATTTTGCCGACTATTCGGCAATTGAATTTAACGACTCTGCTAAGTCGTTTACAGAATTTTACGGCGCAAGGCGTGACTTTGCGGAGATTGCAATGCGGGTTCAAAATTTTAGCGGAATAGCCGCCGATTGCCCCGCTTATTTAAGAAGTGATTTTGTGAAGTGGTTGCGGGAAAACGACGCCGAGTAACCAGCTAGGGCTTGCCGGTAGCCTTTAATTAAACCGGCTTTATTCCTTGCGCCGATTAGGTGCGCCTCTAAATTAAACCGGCGGCAAAAGCCGCCTAACGTAAACTTTTAATTAAAAGGACTTAAGAAAATGGAAAAAGAAGAAATTTTGAACGAATTAAACAAAATCAGCACCGGTGACGCCGTGCATGTTGACGCCGATGACAACGGCAATTTGACCGCTACTGTTGCCGGTGAAAAAGCGAAAAGCGTGTCCGTCCGGGTAATCGACGGCTTCTCAAATCGTCAATTAAGTTGCCGTCTGATTAAAGACAAGCAAGGCAAATACGACGTCCTGTACACGAACATACCGGACGTTATGGAAGTAGCTGGACTCAATGACATTTGCCGTGAGTTTGTGGAGAAGTACTTCCTCTCTAACTACATCCGGAAGTTGCTGACTTTGCCTAACCTCAATAACATTGTCGACATACTCACGCCCCAAAACGGCGGAAATGCTCAGGCTAACCCCTTGTCAAAGCCCTTCAATGCGCTTGTTAAGGCTCTGGTTGTTAGCCTCAAGGCCAACATGCCGGCGAAAGCTAGCTTAATCAATGAAAAGACAATCAAAACTTTTCTCGCTGACTTGCAAACAGCAAATTTGATTTTGGGACAAACCCAAGTAAAAGGCAAAAGCGTTGCGGTTGCGGATTACATCCTGGCTTTAATTAAGTGGCATTGCGAAAAGCAGTCACCTAATGCGGTCAATTTTGCACACGGGGTAACCTTTACGCCGGACGATTACATCGGATACGCCGTTGTGCTTGCGGCAAAAGCAGTTGATCGCAAAGTTGAAACAAGTATTGACGAGGATGATCTCGACATCTAATTGCTTGCCGATAAATTGAGGGGCTTTATTTAGCCCCTCTTTTCTTGTTCTAAGCTACAACCTTTAATAGTAACAGTTAATTAAATACTACCACTTAATTAAGCAAGCAAACGCAAGCAAACGCAAGCAAACGCAAGCAAACGCAAGCAAACGCAAGCAAACAACCACACTACAATCACACACAATCACAACTAACAACCACATTAAGG